CCAGCCAAGGGGGTTGTAATTTTAATTCAGTGGCAGTTTCGAGTCCTTCTACTTCAAAACTAAATTCAGCAGGGGCATTGGCAGAGTGTAAGGTAATAGTTTCCTTTACCCCTGTATTAGTTAATTCAAGGGTAACATCAGTATCATTCCAAACAGAAGGATAAGTGGCTTTAGACCCTTCTACATTGGCTTTAATCTTATTTGCCCCTATAGGAACAAACTTTACACAATCTTCGCCTTTACTTATTGAATACCCACGGTCAAAGAATCTTGGTATTTGTGCATCAAAAGGTAACTTTAAGGCATGATAGTTTACGCTATCGGGACTAAAAATATCTTGCTGCTTTTCCTTATTGACTTTTTGTTTTATTTGACCATAAGGTTGTTTACTATCATGGGCAACCACTTCCACAGATACAGGGAAATCAATCTCATCAAAACAAGCTTCGTCAAACATATCTGTAGAAATGTCCAATAAATTACCCTGGTCATCCTCATAATGAATGGGACTGCCATAAATAATTGCTCTGAACTTCCCAGCCTCCAGCTCAAATGTCTTACTATTTTTAGTTCTTTTGTCTACCCTTTCCCTCACAAAAACACCACCTCCTCTCTACCAGCCTCTTAACTTACCCTAACTGAATTATTCCAGAAGCGTCCCACTCTAAGCGGAAAGTACCATTCTCTGGTGACTTAACATCTCCTAAGTCTACAAGAGCAATAAGCTTCTTATCCGTAGTAGTGACTGCGGTGTTGTCATAAATAACAGCATATCTAGCGATAAAAGTACTGGCAGACCAAGAAGTATCATCAGCATCCAACACAGCTTTACCCCCAACTAAGTTTACAACTTTATTAGCTAAAGCTGCCCCACCTGCTGTATACCCAATACCTGTAATTTCATTAGCATTTACATCCCCAATATCCTCATGGGCTGCCATGTCTGCTATATAAGTATTTGCCAGCAACATTACCCGAATATCCGACGTTGCACTAGACAGGTCACTAATCTTGGAAGTCATCAGATTCACTGAAAAACTTTGATAAGCTGTTGCAGTTACAGCCATTTATTCTTCCCCCTTTAGATAAAGAGATAGCCTTATGACTATCCCTTCTTGATTGCACGATAAACGGGTTCTGCTACCAACCCATAGACACCACCAGATACAAACCCTAGCTTGATAGCTTCTTCTAGTGTAACCGCTTCTACGCCAATGTAGGTCAATAGATAGTTAATGCCCACTGAAAAGCCAACTACAGGAATCCACAACAAAGGTTTAGGTATGTTAATGTAATGCTTGATTGCCTCTACAGTAGCCATTGTAAATCCCGTAACCAGTATATAAGGGGTTACTTCAGAAATTAGCTCCACTTATTTCACCTCCCTTACTCAGATAAGCCAGCTAACCTACGTGCTTGTTCTATGTCTTGCCCACTTTGTTTGGCAATCAAAAATGATAAACAGTTTACTGTCTTTATAAGTCCTTCTGTGGCAGTCTTTTGCTCTTTAATAGCAGCAACCAGCTCACTGTCACGTTTTGTTTGTCCTTGGGTTTTATCCCAAACTAGGTAGGCAGCTAGGGCAATCGGAAATCCATACTGTGCAAGCATTTCTCCCCAATCCATATCCTACCTCCTTAAAAGGCTAGGGGTGGGGTATCCCACCCCTTACTTAAATCTAGGTAGTAGCGTCATTCGTAGTAGTAGCGTCAGCCGCATGGATGTCTTCACCAGTGTTACCATAAATCCACACCCAGTCAGACCAACCCGCATTATACCGCATATATGCCCGATACTTAGCAACCAAAGTATCAAAGTCTTCAGCAGCCGCAAACTCCAGCTTAACTCTGTCAAACCAGTTAAGGAACATTTTAGCAAACCGACTGTCAGTTAGGAACCAAACATCGGAGTCGGTAAGGTAATCCCACACCACAACTTTTAGTTTGCCCTGATGGATGTTGGGGTTAGTGCCAGGGTGACTCGTTGCCAATTTACCTTCAGCAGTAACTAGTTCCCACGCCTTTTCTTCCAAGTCAGCAGGAACCAAAATAGTATCCGGAACAATGGGAATTCTGCCACCCCGGTCATCCAGAGTGCTTCTCATTTTTAGGATACCATCCCTCAGAGCAGCATGACCCAGTTGGTAAGTGCTCAGGTTAGAGCGAGCAGTCGGGCCATCAGGAGCAGGGGAGGGATGGTTAGCAGCACAAAGGGCAACACCATCGGGGCCGGTGGTTGTGAAAGCATTGTTAAAGATAGCGGCACCATCAGTCTCCCGCCTACGAAAAGCAGCCAAGGCAAGGCCAGCAGGTTTCTTATTGATAACTGCGTAACGCTGGTCATCAAACATTTTGCGCTCAACCATAAAGCCTTTAGCAAACTCAGGGAATTCATAGGTAGCGGTGTAGCCTTCATACGGACGGTCATACTCCACAGTTCCTTCAAATTCCTTGAACTCACCCATGGTGCCAATACTTACATCAGTCTCAGACGGATTGCCAGTGGACTGCATATTAAACAGTTCAGGCAACATGGAGGTTTCCTTATTGTAGACATCATAGAAAATCTTCCGAAGTCCAGGTTCCAGCAACGATTGAAAATGCTCTCGTCTTGCTACAGGCATCTATCTTACCTCCTTACTCTTCTGCAACCGTTACTGTTACGGTGTAGGAAACAACTTTACGCCCATCACTGGATGTTACTACATAAACCAAGGGAGCGGCAAAGTTATTTGCCGTAATCCCGCTAGTCTGGTCGGTAGTTCCTACTTTAACGGTTGCAGATTCAGTGGTTGTAAACGTGGCTTTCAAAGCAGATACAGTAGTGCCCGCAGGAGCTGCAAGGTTGATGGTCCGGGCAGCTTGGTCAATAACACCGACAATATCAGCAGCCAAAGTGTTGACAGTTTTGTCAAACTTAAACTCAGTAATCATGGCATCGGCAGCCCTATCTCGGTTCAGAGCACTCTCCATGAAAGTAACCCATACCCAGTGGGTAGTGCCACTCAGCTCATACTTAACTACTCGCAAGCCTGTCCCATTTACACGCACACCATCAGAGGTAGTATTGATACCCACTTCTGCACCTGCCGAAGTAGCTGCGTCCGCAGTGGTTTTGAAAATCATACCAGGAACTACATACGCCATACGGACATTAGCATTGGCAGCCGCATCATTCATAGCAACCCCAAAGACATTCTTAACATCTGTGGCAAGACTTACTTTACTGGCAACTGTGTGCCCAGGTAGAGTAAGCAAGTCGCCCCCGGCAACCTCAACAGCAGCCGTATAAGGAACATTATCCAACGGGGGAGCCACAGGAGGCATACCCGACAGGATGCTTCTTACATATTGAAACACGGCAGTTTCACCTCTCCTATTCTAATTTCCCCATTTCTTGAAGCTGTTCGGCATACTCCTTGGGCGAAAGCCCCATACCTTTTGCGACATTTACCTGAGCAGGAGTAAGCTTAGATACAATGTCTACAGCCCCAAAAGCAGGGGGTACGTCAGACCCATCTACCTTCTTACGGCGATTCTGAGTCTGAGCTTGAAGCTTCTTCTGATAAATCTGTCCAAGATAAGGACGTAAGACTACAGCGGCGGCATCCGTTAGAGATAGCCCACGCTCCTCAGCCATATCCTCAATCTCAGGCGCATACTTGTCGAACATGCTACCAAACTCTTTACGAGCTTCAGCCTTTTGCTGTTCAACGGCTTGTGCTTGATGCTGACCCATAACAAGATTCTGCAATTTTTGTAGTTCTTGCATGACATCAGGTTGTTGTGTTCCCATCGTAGTTCCTCCAGCCGAATTATTATCTAACTTTCCTATGACATCCCGAGGTGTTATACCCGCAGCATGAGCCACGGCCATGCCCGCACGGTATGCCTCCGAGATTTGCCCAAGGTCAGATGTTCCCAGTTGCTTCTCCAGTCGCTTATTCCACTGGTGGAACTTGCGGTCAATAATTCGCTGGATATGCTCTTGGTCTAATGCCTCGTCGTCAAGGGGAGTTTCACTTTCACCGTCTCCTACCAAGCTTTCCTCAGCATCATTTTCTTCAGGAGACACATCAACTTTCGGTTCTTCAGGGTCATCATCAGCAAACAGTTGCAGGTCCATTTCAAAATCCAACACGCCATTACCTCCGTTTTTTAGCCCGTCGGCTATTGATTCCGTATTTAACGCCCCGTCAGGCAAGAAGTAAATTTGTATAAGCTCCGTGTTTAATGTCTCGTCAGACTATAGCTGAACACCCGGAGGTGCTTGCTGCTGTTGTGTGGCAGCTTCGGCGGCTGCTTGCTCTTGTTGAGCCATTCTCTCCATTATCTCTTCTCGCTTGGGGAATCCTACAGTGTCAAGCACAGCCTGTCTATCTATGATGTTTGCCTGATAAAATTCCAAAGCTTGCTGATATAAGAGAGCTTGGGAATAGGGAACGCTAGGTCCAACTTTAATCTCTATGTCAAATTCAGGGAACCTAACATCCTTCATTACTTGACCCATCTGGTCGGTGCCCATAACTTGGTCACTAGCTCTCAGTGTTTCAGGGGTGGCCCCTGGCTCCACCATGCCCATTTCCCCCGCTACCTCAGTCATCCGATGCTCTAGTGCTGTGTGGACATCTAAGGTCACATATGGATTTGCACCTGTAACCCGCAGTCGGCGAGGCTCATTGTAAAACTCCAGCACCAACCAGTTTGCCATATCTGCCAGTTGCTTAAAGGTGTATTCCATTTCCCTAGCTTTCTGTCGGACACGAACATTGGCTGCTTCTTGGAGAGCAATAATCGCAGAAGCTGCTCTAACCCCAGAAGGTTTACGCCCCTGCACTACATCGTGGATGCCAAGTATTTGTTCCATGGAAAATATCAGACGCTCTTGGTGAGCTGTAACGTACGGAGGAATAGGAACTCCAGGCTCCCTCTCTACACCACCGTCCATAGTAAAGTAGACACTGCCAGGAGTATTATCAAACATCCAGGAGTCATCTTCTGTAAGTCCCGATTGCTTCTTGTTTACCTTCCATATCCCATTGGCAAGCAAACGGGTGTTGTCGATAATCTGAGCTTCAAAACTATTGACCAACCTTTGGATGTTTTCAACTACCTCAATCTCACTGAGTCCCCAGAATTGTTTGTCCACAGGATAATTTAGCTGACGCTCAAAGGGGAAACGGTTATGCCGGTAAATTGGCTCATTACTTCCATCATATTCACCACCAATAATATCCAGAACAATATCTCCAGCATAATACATCACACACATATTACCGGCTTCATCCCTAAACCAATACTCCATTAAAGAAACATACAACTCTTGAGTTTGGCCTGGGCTATTTTCTGTATCTCCCCAATCACTATCTGGAGAAACTAAATGGCCCTTATCCTTAAACCTGCGCTTGATATATTCCAGACTAGTGGGATTCTTAGTGAAGCAGTAATCCATTTGCTTTATGGTGTAAGCCCGAGGGTCAGGAAAGAAGTTCATGGGGTGCACTACGGAATAGGCAACGTCACCCAAGCCATCATACCTATCCCAATCCCAATAGGTCTTATAAATAGCTGTCCCAAACTTCAGACACAACCTAGTTCCTTCGGAACTCTTTTGCTTCATCTCGTTTACATCCCACAGATACTCCTGAGCTGTGGTCAAAGCATCTGCCAACTCCTGAGTTTCCGGGTCACGCCTGGGCATTATCGTAATCTCAGGAGCTATATCAGTAAGCCGAGGCACCGTGCTTTCCACCAAAGAAAATGTATAATTGAGAACAGGTGCGGACTTTCCTTCAGGCACAGCCCCCCATTGCTTACCCCGATACACTTCATCTAACCGCTTCCACTTAGTGTGCAGGTCATGCCCATCCATGTCTACCTTACCGGCTTTAGCAACCTCAAAGCGTGCCTGGGCTACATCAAGTAGCTTATTTTCTTTGGCTGTATTTTTAGCCCGGCCCGTTTCTTTAGGGGTCTTCTTAAACCAATCTGATACCCCCACATTTCTCACCTCACTAGGTCATACACCTGGGTATGACGTTTTAGTTTCCGCTTATCTTCTAGTAGCGACCTATGCACAAAGTCTGGTTTAGGCCCTGGCTTCTCTTCTACTGCTTCTGTGGGCAATCCCGAAGCACACACAATGTCTAACTGGTCTGCCAAAGCGTCTGCCACGTCGTCATGTCCTGCGAAGGGAAACAGTAGTAGCTGTGTTTTAAGCTTCTGCACTAAATCATAGGGTGCTCCCCTATTAGCGTAGGGAGTTATGATTAACTGTCTAGGCACATAAAACTCATTCTTAACCCGTGGCACCAACCGCAGAATTCTTTCTTCCTTACTGGAGGTGCGCCGCTTTATAGGTTCAATGGAAAAGAAGAAGTTACGCTCCCTCATCATTCGCTCAATGTTGTAGACATAAGTTTCCTGAAAACCAATAGCTTCAAACCCCACAGGCAACAGTAACCGAGATACTGAAGACCATTTAGTTACCAAGTCCCACAGCACATCAGGAGTCTCATCTATTGCCAGCTTTTCAGCCACTCCGTCTAAAAGATACATACGGTTATGGTTGTCATATCCACACACGACCATGGCAGTGTCGTCCGCTTGGTCATTTAATGACTTGGCAGGGTCAACTGTAATACACACAGTTAAACTTCTGGGGTCAGGCATTACATCTATTACCTTGAACCATTCCTCTTTGAACTTCTGGTTTTCCTTGGAGGTAGGATTCAAAAGATACTGGGCACCAAACTCATAAGGCCCCTTAGCTTTCCGCAGGTCAGCCAACACTTTAGGAGTAAACTCTTCCGGGAAGACAGGATTGCCTTCTTCATCTTCACAAGGCTGAATTGAAATCATCCAGTCCTTTTCATCATCCGAAGTTTCCTTGGAGGCTTCTATAAGCTCCTTGGCGACATAACCTTTTGGAACCCTAAAGCTTGCCGACCCTCCAAATTCGGTGATAATCCAGTTATACAAGTCATAATGGCTCCACCGTGTTCCTATTATTTCAAGGTCCCCGTCAGGGTCCAGAAGGTCAAGCAAGTCCTTGAAATACAAAATAGATTTGTCCACCATTTCCGGAGTCCTAACATAATCACGGTTTACCAAGTCATCTGCCAATATTGTAGAATAGTGCTGTGAAACCAATGAGGAGTCCACAGCTCCTGTGGTAATACTTGCCTCCCTGCCCTGATACGGGCGAAGCAGTATCAGCTCATCTTGAGTAGCCCGGACAATCCAATCCAGCTTGTCCTTCATTAACGCCTTGTCATACTCCGAAGCATATTGGTCAAGCCACCACTCTCGCCATGCCCAGCGCAGTCTAGCATTAGCCTCAAAGTGATGTGTGATAGACCGTAAGAATTTCCTGGAGTTGTCCAGCTTAGCATTAGTTATCAGTATCCGCTCGCTCGGGTTCCGGAGTAGCTTCTGCACTGCCCGAGCTTCAGTGCCAAGAGTAGATTTATAATGACCCCTAGCATGAAGTAAAAGCTTAAACCTGTACTTAGGGGTATCAATATCCATAGCCATACGCCTGTGGTAATGGTCAGTAACCTTGTTATACCCCAAGACATGTTTAGCCAAGTAATGTAAATCCTCTTGGCAAAGCTGTCTTGTTTTCATTTGAACTGCTTCCTCTTCCTGAACAGACAGGTCAGGAAAAACCCTATTGCTTCTTGCCATGTTCTCTCAACCACTTTTGTTCAGCACGGTATTGGTCTGTAGAACATGCCCGTGCCCTCTTATTGTCCGGACGACTTACCACTCTATCTATAATTGTAGGTGGTTCCTCCCCCGGTTTCCTGGTTCGCCAGTTTACATAGATAAAAAGAACAGCGCAGCACAGAAACCCTAAACCAAATTCAATCACTTGACTGCACCTTCTTAGCAACATCCTGCAAAGTCGCTTGCAAGAACGCATCCCTCTGTGCGTCGTCCTTAAATGGTTTCTCTGTAGCTACACTGACATTAGCGTTAATTTCTTGTTTATCTTGGTGCATCCCCAACATTTCAAAAAACAGCTTGGTATGCTTAAAGCTTCCCTGTTTTGCCACATCCACAAGAGACTTAACAATCGCCGGAGCCTCTGCAAGCATAGAATCTTTCAAAGTAGCTTGAAAAGCTTGCCGAAACTCTGTGTTATCGTTCAGCCTTTTATATATAGTTTCAGGGCGGCACTCCACTTGGCGTGCAATCTCCTCTGTGGAGATGCGTTTTTCCCCCACATTTTGTGCTAAAGCCACTAAGATTTTCTCTTCCAATGCCGTCAAAGCCATGTTCTTACCTCCAATCTCAGGGCAGATTTAGCCTATCCTACCCTAAATTTACCACAAACAAAATGTATAATCAAGTATTTTTTGGGAAAAATTTTTGGGAAAAATAAAATATTTTACCTTGCCAAACCTTGCCACTCTGTGGTATAATTTGGTTAGTAAGGTTGTTTGCGAAATAAAAAATAAGAA